ACTTGTGGGTTCGTGAGCTTCCTGCATGTGGAATCACAACTGATGCTGCGTTCAAGTTCGGCGACTCGTTTCAGGATTGGATGCCTCGCATGTATCCAGCCAAGGTTGGTAGTGTATGTATCTTGACAGGCATTCGCACGCAGGAATCTCTCAGGAGGTACCGCGTCATAGTGATGAAGAAGAACGACCACTATGTTACTTCGTCTGCGGACTTCAAGAACTCGTATCGAGCCTTTCCAATATACGATTGGAGCTCAGAAGATGTGTGGCGACTCGTTCATGAGCATAACTACGATTACAACAGAACGTACGATATCTTTAATCGGACTTCGTTGTACAACAAGTTACTCACGCAGCGAGTATGTCCGCCATACGGAGAGGAGCCGCTACGAGGGTTGTGGGTATATGCCGAATGCTTCCCTGAGTTATGGCATAAGATGCTATATCGAGTGGCAGGATGTGCCACAGCATGGCGATATGCCAACACAGAGCTATATAGTAACACAAAGAAGCCCGATGGAATAACGTGGCGCACGTATTGCGATATGGTGATTGAAACTTATCCAGAGGCAGAGTATCGGGATTTGATTAGGAAGAACATTCGTTCTTTGATGAAGCTCCATTACAGCAAGACTGATATGGAGATTGACGATGAAGTTGCGCACCCAATTACGGGATGCAATTGGAAGTTCCTCTCCAAGATTGCTGTGAAGGGAGATTTCAAAGGGCGGCAAGCGGGCTCGATGTTGCAGGAAGCGGATAAGCGCATGAAGAAATTGGGAATCACGCTAGACGAGGCGATTGAGCGTTATGGCAAGAAGTCCGCAACCAATTGACAGGGTGGTATGGTCCCACAGGGATAACCTGCACCCGAACAGCTACAACCCGAACGCTGTTGCACCTCCTGAGTTGGAGCTGTTGAAGATTTCCATTCTCGAGGATGGGTGGACGCAGCCGATTGTTGTAGATGGCAATCGGCAGATTGTAGACGGCTATCATAGGTGGCTCGTTAGTGGACACCTCGAGGTTTATTCGCTCACGGGTGGGGAGGTTCCCACAGTCACCATCCATCCGAACGACAACACCTCAGCGATGATGGCGACCATTCGGCACAACAGAGCTCGAGGCACACATGCTGTGTTGAAGATGGCATACATTGTGAAGCAGATGGTGCAGGAGGGATTGAGCAAGCAGGAAATCATGTCTCGTTTGCAGATGGAGGAAGAAGAAGTAATACGGTTGGCTCTAAGAGTGGGCATACCGAAAACAAAAATAATTGATAAACATAACTGGTCGAAATCATGGAGTCCAAAGTAGAAGAAAGAGCAGTAGGAATACGAGAATATTCAAGGATGATGGGTGTATCTGATACATCCATCCACAAGGCTATTAATAGTGGCAAGATAACCGCAGCGTCTTGGACGTTTGATAAGAAGGGCAAGAAATTACTATACCCTTCGAAGGCTAGCGCAGAGTGGGGTAAGACATTTGACCCTACGAGAACGCAAGCCACCAAGACGGGCGGCATGTTGCAGTTGCCAACTGATACACCGCCTACGCCACCACAGCAAAGTGCTGATGCTCCTATCGATACCGACACTCAAAAAAATCCGATGTCGGTAGCACAGTTGAAACTGATCAGCGAGAAGCTGAAAATCAGAAAGGCTCAGATAGAGCTACAGGAACAAGAAGGAAGTTTGGTACCGAAGAAGGCAGTCTATGATGCGCTGTTCTCATTCGGCAAAGAGATAAGGCAAGCGTTCCAAGCTATACCGGATAGAGTACTTGATAATTTGCTTGCGTCGGAAAATCGCACCGAGGCATATAACATTTTGTCGGAAGCTATCTCGCAGACATTGGAGCAGATGGCAGAAATAATTGAACGTGATATTACAAAACGAAAGTGATGGGATTTGAACTATTAGAAGGATTAGCGAGCGGGCTTCGTCCGATTGCACGTGTGACTGTTTCGCAGTGGGCGGAGAAGTACAGGTATTTGTCGCCAATGGCGAGTGCAGAACCTGGGCTATTCAGAAATGAACGTACGCCGTTCAATAAAGAGATAATGGATAAGCTCTCAGCCAATGACCCTACACAGGAAGTCATTGTGATGAAGGGTGCGCAGCTTGGGTTGACGGAATCTGGCAACAATTGGATTGGCTACATCATCCACATCACGCCTGCGCCTACGCTGATGGTTATGCCAACTGACGAAACCATCAAGAGAAACTCAAAGATTCGTATCGACCCGATGATTGAGGCGTCACCCGTATTGAGGGAACGCATCGCACCAGCACGTTCAAGAGATTCGGGAAACACGCTCACACAGAAGGAATTTTCTGGAGGTGTGCTCGTGTTGACGGGTGCAAACTCTGCATCGGGGCTTCGTTCGATGCCTATCCGATTCCTGTTCCTTGATGAAGTGGATGCGTACCCTAGCGACCTCGAGGGTGAGGGTTCTCCTATTGACCTTGCTATGGCTAGAACGCGTACGTTCGCCAACAAGAAGGTTTTCAAAATCAGCACGCCAACGATTGACGGGCTATCTATTATTCAGAAGGAGTTCATCGGAACAGACCAGCGATATTTCCATGTGCCATGTCCTCATTGCGGCACGTTACAGCACCTCATTTGGGAGCAAATGCGTTGGGATAAGGGTAAGCCCGAAACAGCTCAATACGAATGCCCACATTGCAATGGAATGATTGAGGAGCGACACAAGCCCAAGATGTTGGCGAGTGGCGAATGGATTGCAACCGTTCCACAGAATGCGAATTGGCGAAAGGTTGGCTACCACATCAACTCGTTGTACTCGCCACTTGGATGGTACTCGTGGGCTGATGCTGTAAAGGATTTCGAGGACGCCGAGAACGACATTAATAAGATGAAGACGTTTGTCAATACGGTGCAGGGTCTTACATGGAAAGATAAGGGCGATGCGCCCGAATGGCAGAACCTATACAACAAGCGCGAGACATACGAGCTAAATAAGCCACACGAAGATGTTGTGATTCTTACGGCAGGTGTGGACGTTCAAGGCGACCGATTGGAGCTCGAGATAGTTGGATGGGGAGCAGGGAAGCGCAGTTGGAGTGTCGACTATCGCGTGTTGGATGGCGACACCTCAAAGGAGAATGTGTGGCGACAGCTTGCATCGGTGCTCGATGAATTTTGGGTGACTCCCGATGGCAGGGAGCTACGTATCAGTATGATGTGTGTGGATAGCGGTTTCAACACCTCACACGTGTATCGTTTCTGTGTACAGCAAGACAGCAGCCGTGTGATTCCCATCAAGGGACACGATAAGGCAGCCGTGATGGTGAGTGCTCCGCGTCCTGTTGTTATCAACCAAGCAGGGAAGCCGATTGGAGCTGTGAAAGTATGGGCTGTTGCATCTTCGATGATTAAGAGTGAGGTGTACGGATATTTGAAGTTGGAAAGGGAAGAAGACGGAAGTACGCCTGCGGGCTATTGCCATTTCCCGCAGTATGATCAGTTTCACTTTAAGTCTCTCACGGCTGAGAAAGTACAGATTGTGAAGGATAAGAAGGGATTCGATAAACATGAATGGGTGAAGGAATTCAAGCGGAACGAGAGGCTTGATTGCAGGGTATATGCACGAGCTGCGGCATTTGTGTATGGTATTGATAGGTGGCGCGATGAAGACTACGAGTTTATGAAAGGCATGAACCAAGAACAGGAAACTCACGAGGAAGAAGACAACGATATTTTGGGCGGTCGTGAGTTCAGATTGTAAATTGAATGTATATTTGCCACAAAGAATAAGTAATGACATTTACTCAGACACACTATAATGCACTTGCCGAAGCTATTGCGCTTGGAGCAACCGAAGTCACTTATGGCGACAAGACTGTGAAATATCGCTCTTTGGCGGAAATGATGGCATTGCTAGACCGTATGGCCACCGATTTGGGGCTGAACACGGGAGAAATAAAAGTAACAGTACCTATTGTTGATAGGGGATTAAACACGGCTGACTAATGAATAGACTTGATAGAATCATTTTGGCGATAGCACCCGAAGCGGGTGTACGAAGGATAGCGGCTAGAGCTGCGTTGGAATCGTATCGTTCATACGATGCGGCGGGTAGAGGCTCGCGCCTCTCTACGTGGACTGATTCACGAGGTAGCGCGAATGCCGAGACTCAGATGTCTCTCGAGACATTGCGTACTCGAGCTCGTGACCTTGCTAGGAATAATCCATACAGCAAGCGCGCTATCGAAGTGATTGCCAACAACACCGTTGGTACGGGCATTCGTCCTTCGCACAGAGGCTTGACGGAGAATCAAATCAAGCGGCTAAAGGCTGTGTGGTCGCAATGGGCTGAGACAACGCTGTGCGACTACAGTGGACAGATGGATATCTACGCGATGCAGCGCCAAGTGATGGCGGCTGTTGCGCGTGATGGCGAGTGTTTGATTGTTCGCAAGGTGAACACAGACAAAAACGCCGTTGTGCCGTTTCAATTGATGATTTTGGAAGCAGACTATCTATCAACGGACGTGTATCCGAACTTTCAGATAGACAAAGGAAACTATATCATTCAAGGGGTGGAGTTCAACAAGGCAGGCAAGCGAGTAGCGTACTGGTTGTATGATCAACATCCTGGCGACATGATGCGCCCATATTCGAACCTTGCACCAAAGAGAACACCTGCGGACATGGTGGCGCACGTGTATATTGTGGATAGACCAGGGCAGGTTCGCGGAATACCTTTTGGTGTTTCGGGCATGGTGAAAATTCGCGACTTTGAAGAGTACCAAGATGCGGAGCTAGTGCGCCGTAAGGTGGCATCTCTCATGGTTGCGTTCGTTGGTGACAGCGTAGGTAGTAGCATTGGCTCACAGAATGCGAAGAGTAAGTTTCCTACAACAATGAAACCCGGCTCTATATTAGAAACAAAGCCCGGCCAAACAGTAACTATGAGTACACCTCCGAGTGTGGATGGCTATGCTGAATATTCTCGTGTGGTGTTGCAGTCTATCGCGAGCGCGTACGGAATCACGTATGAGGCGTTGACGGGTAACTTGGGCGACGTGAACTTTAGCAGCGGTCGTATGGGTTGGCTTGAGTTTCATCGTAACGTACAGGATTGGCAGTATAACTTGATTGTTCCGATGTTCCTCGATAGAGTATATGAGTGGTTCAAGGAAGGTTTGAGTATTACGGGTGCTGCGAAAGCTCCTACGCATGCAATTTGGACAGCTCCACGCAGAGAAATGATTGATCCTGTGAAGGAAGTCAAAGGAATGAACGATTTAATTCGTTCGGGACTAGGCTCTCGTAGTGATGCGATTCGTATGTTAGGTAGTGAGCCTGATGAAGTGCTTGCAGAGATGATTGCCGATGCGAAGGAATTGGACAAGTCAGGGTTGATGTTTGACAGCGACCCAAGGTTTGACGCTACGCGAAATACCGATGTTTCGGGCGATACAGCACAAAAACCATCTGTAGTACCGCCGAAAAAATAATTCAAAAAACTTGCACGAATAAAAAACAGCATAGATTTGCAGAGATGAACAAACGAATCAAATTGATATCAGACGTGATAGTAACTCGCACCCGTAACACGGGAACGCGAAAGCTATCTGAGTTGCGCACAAGAGCGCAGTTTGATGTTGCTTCCTTCAATGAGGAGGCGAGAACCGTTGATATTGTGTTTGCAACTGAGACGCCTGTACTTACACGTAATTGGCGAATCTTAGAGGGTGCGCAGTTCAACGAAGTTCTATCTATGGATAGCGGTCACATCAGAATGGAGAGAGCCAACCAAGGCTTGCCCGTTTTGAAGGATCACTACAACTCAGTAGACAATCAGGTTGGTATAGCGACTGAAATTCGAATTGCGAATAAGGAAGCTCGCGCCAAGGTTACATTCTCTAGTAGTGAGGATGGTACAAAGCTGATGAATGATGTGAAAGACGGAATAGTTCGTAACATCAGTTGCGGTTATCGCGTGTATGCTTATGCTGAGGTTCCTGTAGATGGGCAAAACACACCTACATTAAGGGCTACAGATTGGGAGCCGATGGAAATCTCATTTGTTGCCGTTCCCGCAGATATGAATAGTTCTGTACGTGCTGATGGCGCGGAAGAATATCAAGTAGAAATTCAAACTTTAAATAGAAACATAATGAAAAGAGAACAACTAATTGCCATGCTTCAAAAGCGCGGCGTACAGTTCGATAACACCGCTACTGATGAGCAATTGGTAGAGTTGTTAGAGCGTTCGTTGGATAATCCATCGCCAGCGCCAAACCCTGCACCGAATCCCACCCCTGCTCCTGCACCTGTAGACCATAAACAGCGTTCTGCTGATATTACGGCTGCTGTGCGTGCTGCGAAATTGGGTGACGAATATGCACTAGAGCTAATCAACAGCGATGTTGATGTGAATGGTGCTAGAGCTGCAATCATCGCTAAGTTGGCGGCTAATCAACCTACACCTACTCCTGCGAATGCACATTCAACTGTTGGAAACGACAGAGAGCGTGGATTGGTTATTGAGACTGCTGAGGCAGCTATCGTTAGCCGTTCAATGCCTGATTTGGCAACTGAGAAAAATGGCTTCTCACCAGAAGCATTGTCAGGTGCTCGTAAATTGAGAGGAAGCCGCTTACTTGATCTTGCAAAAGAGTCATTGAAGCGTGCCGGTGAAAACATTGAAGGTCTTGACCCGATGGCTATCGTTGGTCGTGCCTTCACTTCTTCAACATCGGACTTCCCTGTGTTGTTGGAAGGAGCTAACAGACGTGTTTTGTTGGCGAACTACAATGCTGCGGCTGATACTTGGATACGTTTCTGCGCTACAGGTAGTGTAAGTGATTTCCGTGAGTACAAGCGTTTGAGAATGGGAACATTCAGCGACCTTGAATCATTGGGAGAGAACGAAGAGTACAAGAACAAGAAAATTACTGATGCTGATTACGAGAAAGTGAGTGTTGCTACCAAAGGTAACATCATCAACATCTCTCGTAAGATGATCATCAATGATGATTTGGCTGCGTTTATGCGTTTGAGCCAAATGTTGGGCAGAGCTGCTGCACGTTCGATTGAGAATGATGTGTTTGCGTTCCTTGCAAGCAATCCTACATTGACTGATGGTAAGACGTTATTTCACGCAGACCATAATAATATTGCTGCTACTGGTGGTGCTCCAACTGTTGATTTGATTGATGCAATTCGTCAGCAAATGGCACAGCACAAAGATAAAGACGCTAACGACTATTTGGATATCCGTCCATCTATCGCGTTGGCTCCGTTGTCACTTGGTAGCAAATTGAGATTGTTGAACACATCTCAGTACGACCCTGACAAAACTAACAAGTTACAATATCCGAACGTTGTTGGTGGCTTGTTTAGCGATGTAATCGATACACCACGATTGAGCGGTACTGCATGGTACATGTTCGCAAATCCAAGCGAAGAGCCTGTGTTTGAAGTGAATTTCTTAAACGGCGTACAAGAGCCATACATGGAATCTGAGAATGGTTTCGATGTAGACGGTATCCGTTGGAAGATTCGTTTAGACTACGGCGTTGGAGCTGTAGGATACAGAGGTGTTGTTAAAAACGCGGGAGCGTAATTAATCTGAAATAAGGAATCGGGCGGCTAACCACCGCCCATTACTATAGAAAATCAAAAATGGCACAAAATTTCAAAATCAAAGGCGACGTTCTTCAGTTGAAGAACAGTTCGGGAGCAGCTATCGCGAGTGGCTCTCCAATTTTCGTTGGAAAATTCATCGGTATCGCGTTAGGCGACATCGCCAACGGAGCTGTAGGCTCTGCGGCTGTTGAAGGAGTTTTCGAACTTCCGAAAGCTACAGGAACAGCTATCGCGCAAGGTGATGTTGTAACGTGGGATACTGCAACAGGAAAAGTAACGAAAGACATTACAGGTAACGATCCTATCATTGGTATCGCGTACACTGACGAGTTGTCTGCGGCTACTACAATCCAAGTATGTATTGACGAGCAACCATTACAGGCGGCTGTTGTTGCAGCAATCACTACCGCAAACGGTTCTGATGCTTCGACTACTCAGGCGTTGGCAAATGCTACTAAAACAACTGTGAATTCGATTCTTACTGCTTTGAAAGCAGCTGGAATAATGGCTTCATAAAATGGGCATCTTCGATAAGCTCCAAGAAGTATCATTTGACTGCGTGACAAATGTCATGGGTTACAATGCTTCTTGGAGTCCGTCGAGTGGTGGAGCAACCAAGACAGGAAAAGTCCTGTTGAAGAACCCAACCGAGAAGTACGGCTATCTCGGCAACCAAGAGTACCAACTTCCGCAGTTCGACCCCCTTCATTGGGTGATGGAATATCGAGAGGGTGTATTTGACGGATTGAAAGCCGCATCAGACGCTCGAGGTGAACTCGAGAGTGTCACAATAAACAACCAACAGTTCTTTGTTTCCGCAGTGTACAGCAAGTTTGATGGTAAGACATATCTTGCGACACTACAACCGAACACGTGATGAATTACGAGCAACTAGAAGACGACATAAAAGACAAGCTGCGCGCTGATCTACCGAACACCTTCAACGTTATCGTTATGGAGGATACGGAGCTCGAGGCAAAGCGACCACGCGTAAAAGCAGAAGTGGCCGTTGCGTACTATCAAAGTGATTATGATAAGTCAAAGAGCACGTCGCTAGTCCATCAAGACGAAACACTCCAATTGTCGCTGTTCTTCACATGTAGGACACGACGTGGCGAAACGGGAATTTACGCACTCTATGAGCTCGTAAGAAACAGTTTGCTAGGTTGGACGCCACCACAATGTATGAATCCGATTCAGCTAAAAATGATGCAGTTTCAGAACAACGTTGATGGGTGGTTCATCTACCAACTATCTATTGAAACAGATGGCGTTGTTGTTCAAGAGCACATCGAAGAGAGTGCACCTTTATCAACAGAGATAACCTTCGAGCAGCCAACTCGATTAGATTAATTCGAACATGAAAAAGAAATTCAAAAATATCTCCACTATCATGCTAGCGTTTACGCTTATTGATGCGGACAATAAGAAGGCAGACTACATGATTCATCCAAGCGATGAAGCAGAGTTGCCGACTGATAACAAGTACATTCAGCGACTTGTAAAACAAGGCTACCTACAAGAAGTTGAGGTAGCAAAAGTTAACCCTGTTACAAATCCTCAAAAAGACAAATAATGAGCGCAAATTTTTTGCACGGTGTTGAAACCGTAGAAATAAAGAAAGGTCCAGTACCAGTTACCGTAGTTAAATCTGCGGTGGTTGGACTTGTGGGTATCGCACCCAAGGGACCAAAGCAAACGCTTACTATCGTACAGAATGCGACTGATGCAGCGCAGTTTGGCGATGAAATACCGGGCTTTAACATCCCGAAGGCGCTCAATGCTATCTTGAAGCAGGGTGCAGGTACTATCATCGTTGTGAATCTCTTCGATAGTACTGATAACACTGCGGCTGTTAGTGCTGAATCGCACACAATGGTAAATGGTAAGACTAAGACTACCTATGCTCCATGTGGTGCTTCTGCTCCAACGGTTACAAATAGCGCAGCAAACGTTACGTACGTAGCAAACACAGATTACACAATCGATTCATTCGGTAACATCAAAGCTGTTGCTGGTGGTGCATTGAGAGAAGACTCTGTAATCAAGGTTACGTATCGCAAGTTGGACGCGTCAACAATCACTAGTGCTGAAATCATTGGTGACATTGATGAAGACACGGATGTTAAGACGGGCTTGCAGTTGTTTGACGATGCAGGTTCTACTCTTGGTATGAAGGCGAAAATCATCATCTCTCCTGGTTATAGCTCGTTAAATGCTGTGGCCGCAGAAATGATAGTTAAGGCTGTGAAGTATCGTGGTCGTGCAATTATTGATGCTCCTGTGGGAACTACAATTGCAGACGCAATCGCAGGTCGCGGACTTGCGGGAACAATCGCATTCAACACTTCAAGCAAAAGAGCTGTTTTATGCTTCCCTTACGTGAAGGCATACGATGCGTACAGCGATGCAGACGAGCTTCGTCCGTATTCGGCATATCTAGCTGGCGCATGGACATCAACTATCAACGACAAGGGATATTGGTACTCTCCGTCAAACAAAGAGTTGTTAGGCGTAACAGGAATCGAGAGAACCATTTCGTGGGACGTTGCGGACGCTCAGACGGATGCGAATCTATTGAACGAGAAAGGCATTGTGACGATTGCTCAGGGCTACGGCACAGGCATTCGCACATGGGGGAATCGTTCGGCTGCATTCCCAACTAACACGCATCCTGAGAACTTCCTATCGGTTCAAATGACTGCGGATGTGATTCATGAATCACTCGAGCTTGCTTCGTTGCAGTTCATTGACGAGCCAATCACACAGGCTTGGATAGACAAGGTTCGAGAGACTGTGAATGCGTTCTTCCGCGTGTTGTTCTCGAGAGGAGCAATCTTGGCAGGTGCATCATGTTCGTATGATCCTTCAAAGAATGACCCTGTAGAATTGGCCGCAGGACATGTAACGTTCTCGTTAGCATTCATGCCACCAACACCTGCAGAGCGTATTACGTTCGAATCTTACATAGATATCAACCAACTTAAATCGTTAGTATAATGGCACTATCAATAAAGAATCTTACAAATGCAAATGTGTACCTAGATGGTGCATCGTTGCTTGGAAAAGCAGAAGAAATCAGTTTACCCGATTTATCGGGTAAGATGGTTGAGCACAAGGCTCTTGGTCTTGTTGGCGTTGCTGAATTCTGGGCAGGATTGGAGAAGATGGAAGCCAAAATCAAATGGAATTCCATGTATCCCGATGTGATGTTGAAGGCGGCTAATCCAACCAAAGCATACAAGCTACAGGTAAGAGCATCGCTTGAATCTCATGACAGTACAGGACGTACAGCACAAGACCCTGTAGTGTGCTACATCACAGGTACTTTCAAAAAGCACCCGGGCGGAAACTTCAAGCAACATGACAATGTTGAGTTGGAGAACATGTTGAATGTCTCTTACATTAAGTTGGAGATTGCAGGTGCAGTAATCTACGAAGTGGACGTTCTTTCAAACGTGTACATCGTTGATGGCGTTGATATCTTGGCGCAGTATCGCTCGAATTTGGGCATCTAAAGATATAGTGCGAGATGGAGAAGGGGTATCTCGGTAGACTCATTATCTACAGTCTTGGGTTCGATTCCCAATCTCGCTACCAAACACATAAAGGACACATAGAACATGGCTACAATTACATTATCTGACGGCAGAGTTGCCGAAATTCGCAAAGGCAAAGGACGCGACGCTATGAAGGCGCAACGCGTATCGGGAACCGATATTTCAAAGTTCTTTCCAGCACTTATGGCAGAGCTCGTTACTATTGGTGGACAGCCGATGGTTATGGAAGACTTCGAAGAACTAGATTTGCAGGACTTTTTGACGTTGCAGGGAGAGCTTGCAGGCGCAAATTTTACGTCACCCGCCGCGACCTAACATGGATTGCGCATTTCTGCGGCTTCTCAAACGGGGAGCTGATGGATATGGAGATTTCAGAACTCGCGGAGTGGAACAAGGAAGCAGTAGAGCTTCACAATCATTTAAATAGGAACAATGAACAAGACTCTTGAAATAGCGATTATTCTTAGCGCGGTAGACAAGGCTAGTCGTGTGTTGAACGATGTGTTCAACAAGCAAAGCGACAAGCTGCGCGAGATGCAAGAGCGTTCATCCAAACTCATGACGGGTGGTGCATCTATGATGGCAGCGGGAGCTGCTGTAGGTGCATCACTCGCTCCTGCTATTAGTGCATTCTCTGATTTGGAGGATAGCTCTATTGCGTTGCAAAACGCGATGACCAATAACTACAACAAGGTTAGTCCACTATTTGAGAGCGTAAATGGCTTGGCTATTACGTTGGGTAATCAATTACCTGGTACTACTGCGGACTTCCAAAATATGTTTCAGGTATTGCTTAACAACGGCGTACCAGCACAATCTGTTTTGGATGGCGTTGGTAAATCTGCTGCTTATTTGGCTGTTGCATTGAAGTTGCCGTATGAAGAGGCTGCGCAGTTTGCGGCTCGTATGCGTATAGCTACGGGTGTAGCTGATGCGGACATGAATAAGTTCTTCGATACGTTGCAGAGGACTTCTGCGCTAGGCGTGAACGTTGGCGAGATGCAGTATGCATTTGGCCGTTCTGCGGGTGCGTTGAAGTTGATGGGTATCCAAGGACTCGAGGCATCGAAGAGCGTGAGTGCGCTCTATGCGATGATTCTTCGTGGTGGACTATCGGGAGAGACAACGGGAACGGGCTTTGCTGCAATTATCAATGGATTGCTCGACCCGAACAAGATGGGAAAGATGAATGCAGCGGCCAAGGAATTGGGTGTTTCGCTGTCATTTATGGATGATACAGGCAAGTTCAAGGGAGTTGAGAATTTCATCGCTCAATTGGACAAACTGAAAGGTTTCTCGGCTGAACAGCGTGCAGGAATTGTCAACGCTCTAACGGGCGGCGGACAAGATGCGCAGATGTTGCAGACGATGATTTCTGAAGGTGTTTCGGGCTATCAGAAGATTCGTGCAGAGCAAGAAGCGAAGATGGCTCTTGATGCGAAAATTACGGTGCAGCTCGAGTCATTGAAGAACAAGTGGGAAGCGGCCATGGGTAACATGACTAATGCTCTCGCTTCGTTTGGAGCTGCGCTTGCTCCCGTGTTGAAGGCTGTTGCCGATATGATTGGCAAAGTGGCTTCGATGGCACAGCAATTCTTCGAGGCACATCCTAAAATCGCCCAAGTGATTGGAACGATTATAGGGCTTACGTCCGTGTTTCTGATTGTGATGGGTGCTATCAAGATGGTTCAAGGTGCGATGCTGATGTTGAATATGATTGTTATGGCGAACCCTTGGGTGTTGCTTGCCGCTGCTATCATTGCTGTAGCTGCAATCATCTACACCTATTGGGATGATATTGTAGCGTTCTTCAAAGCTATATGGGAGAAAATCAAGCAGATTTTCTTTGCTGCAATCGACATGATAAAGAAGATACTTTGGGACTACCATCCGTATGTTCTAATCTATCGCCATTGGGATGGAATCGTTGAGTGGTTCTCTAACATGTGGAACAAGATTGTTGCAGGCATTGAGGCTCTAGGCGCGCGTTTTGTGCAGGCAGGCGAGAATATAGTGAATTCTATTAAGAAGGGCATCGAGAATAAGTGGGAGGATTTCAAGGCTTGGTGGGGAGAGAAGATGCAGGGCATTCGTGATTTCTTGCCGTTCTCACCTGCGAAGACTGGTCCATTGAAGGACATTCATAGATTGAAACTTATGGAAACCATTGCAGCATCGGTTCGAATGGAGCCGTTGCGCAATGCAATGACGCGTTCAACGGGAGTGGCTATGGCTGCAATTCCTCGTGCTATGGCTACGGCTAGTGGTGGAGGTAGTAGGACGTATGGAGGTACGCAGGTTGTGTACTCTCCGAACATCACAATACAAGGCGGTGCGAGTAGTTCTCTCATGGAGGAACTCAACCGACACAAAGATGATTTAATGCGTCTAATCAGACAGGAAGACGCGAGGAAACAACGTTTAAGCTACAACTAATGTTCGGCACATTCGGAGATATAACATTCGACATATTGACTGCACCGCAATCGTTTTCCATTAAGAAGGAAACGGAATTTGCGGAGCACGCTCGTATAAATAACAAACCGAAATTGCAGAAGACGGGAGAGAAGTTAGACGATCTCTCTATCCAACTGCAATTTCACAAGGCGTTTTGCACACCTGAATCAGAGGTGGCCAAATTCGAGAACTTGCGAAAGTCCGCGACCATAAATTCGTTCCTACTAGGTACGGGTGAGTTCATTGGTTCGTTCGTTATTTCTGCCATCAACAAGACGATTACCGATGCGTTCGACAACGGTGCGCTGTTGTGCGTAACGCTCGATGTGACGTTCAAGGAGGCAGTTAGCTCTTCTCCTTTGACGGACATGGCTACGGCTGCGGTAGCTTCGGCATTCGCTGTGAGCGCAGACACGCCACTACCGACTGTTCCATCAAGCTCAATCGAGGCAAGCCCAGCGGCTCAGATTTTGGAATCTGTGTCGGCTGCTACCATTGGAACACAGCTAGCCAACACAGAGATAGCCAAGGCGGCTAAGAGCGTGGACTACATCGAGAGAGCTAGCTCTACGATAGCCAAGGCTACGCAGGGTGTGACAGATGCGCTCAACAAGGTAGATACTGTTTTGAGTGGAGCTGCGGCTCTCCAACAGATGGCATCGGGCTTGGGTGCGGCTGTGACTGCGGCTAAGGCAAATGCGACAACGCTTGCGGGATTGATGCCAATCGAAAACATCGATGATGTAAAAAATTCGGGAGCTGCAATGAGAGATTCGATGAAAGTCGTATCTTCGGCGTCAGCTCCGATAGCAACAGTTAGTGCATATCGCGGTATATTTTAGGAATGGCAAAGTTTACAAAACATACATGTATAGGTGATCAGCGTTGGGATACTATCGCGCAAATGGCGTATGGTGACTGCACGAAGATTGCAGACATTCTGAGTGCTAACAAACACTTGGAGATTCATTCGGTTATTCCAGGCGGAACAATATTGAATGTACCCATTGTTGAGATAGCACCTGTTAATGTTATTGGACTTCCGCCATGGAAGCAACAAGCATCTACAGAGGGTGTTGAAACTGCGAAGGCTGCGGCAGGTATTCTTGCAGCTCTACAATTTACGAGTGCTACATCTACGGATGGTAGCTTCGATGGAAGTTTTGACTAATGAATAGAGACGAGATAAAAGACGATATCAACAATAAGATATACACGAACACCACAGGTCGTATCAAGGGTAATACTCTACGCGACAGACTAATCAACATTGCGAATTGGTTTTTGAACAAAGAAACCGACAAGGATGTTGTGTATCTCGGTATTACAGATGGGCGTGTAGACACATCATTTATTAAGGCAGAGACACCCGAAGGAAAGGTTCTGTCGGATGATGGAACGTGGATTGATGCGAGTGCTGCGAGTACACCAAATTTGCAGGCTGTCACAGACGAAGGGAATTCGACGACGCAGTCAATTACTGTAACTAATGAAACCGGTAGAGACTCTTCAATCCAAGTAGGGGAAGTATACACCGAGAACTCAACCAACGGCTCTTACTCCGCAATGGTTGACGATGGAACCATTCAGTTAAAGGGTAACTCGGAAAACAAAGCGGGTGTAATTCTTGACGACAAAGGCTCCCGTATGCAAGTCGGAAACTACGACTTTGGCGGTGATGGCGGCATTAGTCGCATTTGTTCGGTTGGTTACGAGGATATGTGGCAAAGTGGTATTCATCATGTATTTGACAATAATGGGTGGATTAGAGAGTCAACTAATTGTTTTGCCATTATTCCAGATGCTAGTTTTGATGAAACATTACGATTTCAAGTAGGCTCACGATGGGTACTTGATGATGGGACTACTTATGTATGTACTGATGCAACGACAGCGTCGGCGGTTTGGGATTTGGTAAGTAATACATTTGCAACATACGAACAAATAACACTATCGGACTTCAATACATTAGTAAGTGGGAATAATTTGATAGTGGGTAAGTGGTATAAGGTAACAAGTGCATATACACATCCAATTATAGGTGTAATGGATATTGTTTGTCAATCAATAACTGTAAATCAAATTGATGGAAATAGGTGTATTGGATTTAATAATACTTGCCCAACTGGTGCAACTTTACTTACAGACACATCTTTTTCAGCAGCTTATTTATGTGGAGGATTTATCTTATTAAATAATACTCAAGTATTATTGGCTAATTCATTAGTTGGACCTAACTATTTACTGTCTGGAATTAGAGTAGTAATTGCAAGCGCGTCAAATCGATATTACGCAACCCAAATATTAAAAGACAACGCTTATACTGCAGCATATCAAAAAGTACAGCTTGAAAACGTATTTGATTTGAAAGACCAAGTATTTGGAACATACGACCCTACAACATCAATATTCACACCTAATGCAGACGCATCCAACAAACAAGAAGAATCAGTTGAGGTAACGGGAAATATTACAGCCGCATTAAATCAATACTACATTGCAAC